AAGATAATAAAGAATTTTCCTCCAGAAAACTTAATTCCCTGATACTCAATACTGGCCATTTATCATCTCCGTAATTGTATTTTCTTGTGCCATGTCAAACAAAATACCATACTGATCTTCTATTGTCTTGTTTAAATATTCAGTAACATTTGTATCTTGTATGTATGCTTGACTATCAAAAAAGGTTTTTGTATTACCAAGTATCTGCATCACAATTAATGTTTTCATTTGAGCAGCATCATCATATCTAGCTTTATCATCTATTTTTTTAACGATTTTAGTAGCAGCTTTCTCTTTTTTTGTTACTTTAGGTTTAGATGATTTCTCTTCTTTTGGCTTTTCTTCTGGATCTTTTTCTTTTTCTTTTGGTTGCAGTTCTTTTTGTTCTGATTCCTGTGGTTCTTCTTGAGATTCTTCGATAGTCTCTTCTTCAGGTTCAGCTTCTACAACTACAATTTCTTCCATTTCCATTTCCATTTCCATCTCTACCTCTGTTTCAACCTCGACAATTTCAGGCTCAGGATCAGGTAAATTAATTTCAATTTCAGCTATTTCTAATTCAACACTTGCAAGTGTTACATCTTCTACTTCAGGTTCTACAGGAGTGAAGGATATCTCTCCTTCTTCCATACTAATATCATTATATTCAAACACTTCTTCAACAAAGTCTAATTCAACAGGATTAAAGATTTCTAAATAATATATTTCTTCTAAAGTTGTAATGTGTTGAGTAACAATAGTATTAATTACATTATAAAAAACATTGATGCTGACATCATCAAACATTGGACCAATGGCCATGTTGATATCTCTTCCACCAACCTCAACAATTATTTTATCTAATACGCCACTGAAATTGAAAGAACCGTTATAAGATTGGTAGCCTGTTGATACTCCAGATTCAGACAAGACGTCAGTACCTGAAAAGACTGAAGTAGTTCCATTAAATCCTGAAACGTGCATGTATATTCTATCTTGAGCATCTTGTTTATCTACTTCAATTGAGTATTTGACTTCTCCACCGTTATCTATTTGTAAATCTGATATGTCAATAGTATTAAAAAATGTTGTACCCATACCATCAACACCCATATTAGATGTTGAATTACCACTGCCTGTAATCATGGCACATTTATCTGTACCTAACTGTCCACAACTATTGCCACTAGGCATACTTGCAGGGCCTTGACCCGACCAGTCATAATCCATATCACCTTCTTTATTTATAGCTACATATCCATTATCACCATCAAGAATGTCTCCTGAATCTTCATTAGTGACGGTGGTAGTAGTAGTTGTAACTGTGGTGGTGGTAGTTGTAATTATTTCTGTGCCCTTGTCTTCTTCAGTAATGTCAATCTGTGTATCTTCTGTAATAGTTACTCCAGGAATACAAAGACCTTCTACATCAGGTAAACAATCTGCTTTAGAATATGAGGAGACCAGTAGTAATAAGGAACAAAGTCTTATAAAGTGCAATATGACCAACATCACTTAATTCTCCTTCAACAGGTTTTGCAGCCTGTACATATTCAGTTTTATATCTACTGCCATCTGGAATCGTATCAGGGTTTTCTTCCCAATATGCAGCGGCTTCCGCACCGATCAAACCTCGTACAGGGCAAGGGGTTCCGGCATCCATCATACTCGTCCAGACTCGAGGGTCTTGACATAATAAAGCGACAGCCGACACTTTCATTCCAAAAGCGTACTGACTGCGAGATAGCTTGAGAAGCTGACACAACTCATCGTCTACTAAAATTCCTGTAGCAACTCCTAAAACATTATTTTGAACACTCCCGCCAATACCAACTTTACAAATATCACTATTTGAATTGGGAATTACAGGTGCATTTGCTGTTGGGGGTGTATTGTTTACTACAGTTGACGACACGGTATTGGTCTCAGCAAAGGAGTTTGAAATTGATAAGTACATAAATACCAAAGATAAAAATGCACATAAAAGATAAAAATAACCTTTTAACATCTCCACCTCTTACGAGCTTGTCTTAATCTTGAATTTGGGTCTTTTGCTGCTTTAGGGAATTTTTTCATTTGTCCTGCACTTCTAGCACAGAACGACTTTCTTCTTTTTGCTGATTTAGAACCAGGTTTTACTTTACCTGTAACAGCAGTTTTTAATTTAGAACCAGGGTTGTCTTTTCTATATTTAGCAACACCTGCCTTAGTCATTCCCGCTCCGGATTTAGTGGAGCGGAAATATTTTTTAGTTTTTGGGGGTTGTTTGTCTCGTTTTCTCATTATGCAAAAAAACAAGTCAATGATGTTACATTAGTAAGAGTAGCATGAATTTGTGTTGAAAATCTCATACCCTCATCACCAATGTAAGTTTCAATTACTGCGGTAGCACTGCCTGGAGTATCAATATCGAATAAGGTACTTCCAGTGCTAGAATCTTTAAGAACTATACTTCCTGCAGATCCTGCGCAAACTGCATGAATAGCAATAAGCCTTGCTGGTCTTGTAGTCACATTACCTGTTGCAGTAACTTTTGCCGAACTTGTACCTATCATAGTTTACTCCTTACGCAGGTACATCGCCAGCAAGTGCTATTGAATTATTTTGTAAATATTTCACAGTCACTGTTGCAGCACCTGTTGTTGCATCACCACTAGCACCTGTAAAATCAGCTACTACTTGAATATCTGTTGTGCCAATATCGGTAGCTTCTGTGTCAAGAGTACCATAAGTAGTACCTAATGCTTTGACATTCGCAGCATCAATAAAAGCATTGGCATCAGCTATTGTTCCTACTGAAACAGTTGCAGCACCAGAGTCATTGTTTACTGTGGTTACATTTAATACCACATCGGTGATTTGTGAATTTGCAGGGATTGTTGCTATCACTTGGTTTAAGTGAGAAGCACCAATAATATCAGCAATTGCTGATTGCGCCATTACAACAAAACCTGTGTTCTTGACATCTGAGCCAAGAGTAGTTCCTGTTGTGTCTTTAATTGTTCCAGACTTTACTGGTCCAGAAAATGTAGTTGTTCCCATGTCTATCTCCTTTTGTTAATAGTCCCCGAAGGGTCATAGGGTTAATAAAGTTTTAAAGTACCATAAAAAAAGGGGGCCTAAAAGCCCCCTTTTGATTCTTATGTATTTAATGCTTATGCAGCACCTGGTGAACCGAATACACATCTAGGATCTGAGAATCCAAATGAATATCTCTCTCTAGCTTTGTATCTTACATTTCCTGTGTCGAAATCACCTTCCATTGAAGTTCTAATTGGACTTCTTTGGAATAATTTGAATCCGTTAGGAATGTCGGTTTTTAGGAAGAATGCATCTGGGTCAGTTAAGTAGTTATTAACTGTGTATCCCTCAGGAATCATACCCATGTTTCTTGATGCATTTATATCGTTGTCAGCAGTACCAACTCTGAAAGCAGATTCGGTTAATCTGTCAGCAACGAATTGTAGCTCAGAAGGAACAATAAGTTTTCTTCCTTGAGTAGAGATTAATAAACCTCTCTCGTCTACAAATGCAGCAATATCAATGAGAGATTGCTCTAAAGATGCTTCATTAAGATCAGCAGCCACAGCAAGTTCATTTCTCAATGTACCTGCTACAAGCGGGTGTGCATCAGAAAGAAGAGCAACACCGTCACCACCAGGGAAGTTGTTGTCAAAACCATTATTTAAAATGTTTGCAGCTTTCACCTGTTTTGTGTTTGCCATGGAACGTGCAAGTGCTCTTGTATATCTTGCTGAGATTCTGTCATAAAGATTATCTTCAACAGCTTCTTCAGTGATTGCAAAACCAAGTGCAATTGTTTCATGTGTGTAACGTGCTGTGAAAGTTTCTGTCGCATTGTCATAAACAATTGACCCACCTTCACTCTTCGTTCTTGCATTACCAAATCCTGATAACATTACTTCTTCTTCGAATGCACGATCGGAAGTTTCTGTTTCAAAGATTTCTGCGTGTTGAGCGTCATAGCGCCCGTACTCCAAGCCGAACAGGGCGTTCAAACCTGGCTCTAACTCTTTAACGAGTTGACTTCTAGATATAGCCATAGTTTAACCTCCTATATACCTGTAGTATCTCTAAACTGATGCTTATTAATTCTAACAAGAATGTTAGCGTTAGCTTCAGTATAGTCGCTGTTTTCCACATCTGTTGAAAGTGCGTATACAGCGAAGTTTGATGCACTGCTGGTTGCAAATGTGCTTCCATCAAGAACAACAGCAGAAATACCTGATGTAGTATCTCCTGCACTGTATGTTGCGATGTTAGCTGTTGAACCAACTTGTGCTTGTCCAGCATTTGCGTCATCTACTTTGACTTCAAATACCACATCTGGATCTGTGATTACGTTAGCAACGATATCACTTGCTACAATGGCGCCTGGATAATGATTTGAAAAAGTTGGTTTAGACGTTGTAGGGTCTGTATAAAAGCAACCGTTAAAAATACCAATTAGTTCAGCACCAGCAGAGGATCCACGAGAAATTGACCCATTTGCATTTAATACAACTGGATCACCTTGAAAGATTGAATTTGTCTCGTTACTTGCAATTGACAGCTCTTGTTGGCCTTGACCATTATAAGCTGCACCAAGCATTTGAACAGGACGAAATCCAAAGTTTCCTTGTTGATTTGACATAGTTCATCTCCTTTATAATTAAGTATCTTGAGATGGTTTTTTATTTCCGCCACCAAAAGATACACGACTTTGCCTATCTACGTTCATAGGCATGCTAGGATGTTGTTCTCGCAGTGGATCTGTTTCCCAAGCTTCTGTCTGTTGATCAGTCATTCGCTTGTAATGTGCATTACGCTCATTAATTGTTTCCACTGGCATTCTTGCCAAAAGCAAGTCTCCCACGCTGATGACACCCTCATAAGCTTTGATACTTCCGTTATAGGCAGAGTATTGACCTTCTGTATGTGAGTCTGACCTCACTAACTCCCAGCCTTCTCTGAGTCTAGCATTGACGTTTTTAGTATCGTCCATACCGTTGACACGATGTCGAAGCCATCTTTGCTTATATCCATCAGGACATGGTGGTGCGTCTAATTGAGACGGTGGTTTCCAAGGTTTTCTACGTTCCTCAGTTACCCTTGTTTGTGCACTTCTTGGTGTTTTATTATCTGTCATTTTGTACCTCCTTAAACGTACTTAGCATACTCAGATAGGGGAACCCCTAACTTTTTTGCTATTTTCACTTGACTAGCGGTCAACTTAACAGACTTGCGCCCCGGTGTTGCAGACCTTGTGGCAGAAGCAACGGGTTG